AACGAGCCGAACCCGGCAAACAGAACCTAATTCACGACATTGGGTTTATTGTCGTGTATATGAGTGTCCAAAATAGGGCACTCTTTTTTTTATCTGCGAACTTTGGATGCGTTATGGTAGACATCAAAGACATATCCGGTAAGACAAGATTTTCGACCCCCATTAATGTCGGGGCTAAAGGCAGGTTTACCCTGATGAAGGAAGACTATATCATCCTTCCGTTCAGTGTTCCCAACCCGGTGTATTTCAAGCTCGGCGACTACGTGGATTTGTCGGGAGTGCTTGACGAGTCCCTGGGCGGACTGCTGTCCAAGGTCTATGAGATAGTGGATTTGCAGAAACCTGCCTTCAACGCTTCTACCGGGGGATATGACTATAAGCTGCGCATGGATGCGTATTACTGGAAGTGGAAGAACAAGATTTTCAAGTACACTCCCGAACATGCCGGCCATGAGGCTTCATGGTCTCTGACCGCACCCCTTGACGTGCAGCTCGGCGTATTCCTCCGCAACCTGAAGGCACTCGGATATACATACAAGGGAAAGGAGTTTGAGTTCCGCATAGATTCCACAGTGGAGAACAAGGCCGTTGCGATGAGGTACGACAATATGAACCTTCTTGACGCCCTGTTCTCCATGGCCGATAAGGAGAAATGGGACTGTGACTGCTGGATAACGGATAACATAATCCATTTTGGGCGAAATGAATATGGTGATTCCGTCAGAATCGAGTTAGGGGTTGAAGCGTCAGCCATGACCCGCAGCGACAGCAAAGGTACTTATGCGACCAGAATCTATGCGTTCGGCTCTACCCGGAATATTCCGGCAGACTACCGTCCCGTGGACGAGCAGACGGTTGTCAACGGCGTAGTCCAGCGCAGGCTGATGCTTCCCGCGGACACGCCTTACATTGATGTGTATCCCGACATGTCCGAAGAGGAAGCGATAGAGGACATTGTCGTATTTGAAAATGTCTATCCCCGGCGTACGGGCACATTATCCGACGTGCATACCCGCACCGAAGAGGTGAAGGACGAGAACGGCACGAAAGAGACCGTCACCTACTACCGCTACAAGGATACCGGGCTGGAGTTCAAGGATGAATATCTTATCGAAGGTCAGGAACTGAGAATCCGGTTCCAGTCCGGCAAACTTAACGGCATGGAATTCGGTGTCATTTTCAATCCCGACCCCAAAGACGACATGCGCGGCGCGCAGCTTTGGGAAATCGTGAGAAACGAGGATTACGGGCGTATGCTTCCCGATGATACCCTTCGTCCGGAAAACGGCGACGAGTATGTCCTTTCCGGTTTCAATATCCAGCTTGTGTCTGACAGATATACCCCCGAAGCCGAACAGGAGCTTAAGGGAAAGGCGCAGGAGTATGCCGACCGACGCAAAAGGGATGACGGTACATATAACACGACCCTTGATTCCGAATGGGTGTATAACGACCGGCTGAGACGCTTCTATGAGTTCGGACAGAAAGTGTTCCTTGTAAACAGGGCTTTTTTTGAGAACGGGCGCGACAGCCGCATACTCGGCTGGGAGTTCAACCTTGACAAGCCCTGGGACAGCCCTGCATACATAATCGGTGAGAGCATGCCCTATTCCCGTATCGGGGATATGGAAGACAAGATTGATTCCCTGACCTACAAGGGGCAGACATATACCAGCGGCGGAAACGGGGTCTATATAATCAGGACGAACGATACGACAGCCCCTTCCGACAGTAATGTATTCTCGGCACGCAGGTCTTTGGTCTCTTTCTTAAGGAAAGACAAGTCCGATAAGACTGAATATCTTTTGAAACTCCTCGCAGGCGGCGAGTTCGGCGAGTTCGTAGACAGTATGATTGCCGGCAAGGGTGCAGGGATATTTCCTGATGGTAGAGGACAATTTGAACGGTTGGAAGTCCGCGGTTCACTGTCAGTGCTTGACCTTATTATCAATCAGATTCAAGGAATGGAATCTGACTACTCCTTCACCGAGATTGGCAAGATAGAATCCGTGGAGGATTTGGGAGAAAATACCTACCGTCTGAAAATAGAGAAACGCACGGACTTCGACTTCATGAAGTTCCAGGAAAATGATGTCTGCTTCTCCATCATTAACACACTGCTTACGGGCGGTTCCGACTATTACACCAGTTGGATGCGTATTCTTGCCACCAATGCGCAGGAGAATAGCATAACGGTCGTGCTCTATCCGGACAGCGAAGTGCCTGGAGGCACGAACTATCCGCCGTTGGCCGGCTACAACGTAACCCGCAGGGGTAACAGTACGCTTCCTGAAACAGGCGGCTTCAACGAACGGGCACAGTCGTGGATGATTTCTTCGCGTGAGGGGCGCATCATGTTTTTGGCTAACGTGTTTAAACCAATACTGGAGGACTACAACTATGCGCTGACTATCGGAAAACTCCCTAACATCAAGGCACTCGAAAAACTGCCGGTGACAACCGAAGATGTTGGCATCGTTGCACAGACGGTCATTGCCGAGAAATTCTATCAGTTCGATTATAACGGTGATGTCATACCCAGCAAGGTAGACCGGGGTGTCTGGTCTCTGGAAACGGCCCAGAGCGGCGCTCCTTACCGGTTTGTACAGCATGAACTGTCGAAGCCTTCCGGCAGCGAATATACTTTGTTGGAACAGCATACGGTCTACCACCTTGGCTGCAAATGGGGGTGTCTGAAGGACAAGACAACCGACGAACCGAAATGGAACTCCCCGTCATGGGGACTCCTTGAGGGCGACAGCAGGTATTCGCTCCAGCTCTCCCTTTCAGGCGGGGAGGCATTCGTCATAGGCGGTGTGGATACGGTAATGTCCGGGCGCGTTTTCTATGGTACAATTGACATAACGGATGATGTGATGGCGGACGATGCTACCGAAGTGGAGTGGTTCCGCAACAGTGGCAATGTTCCGGCGGACAACCTCTGGACGCCTGAGTATGTGGACGGAAACAGGCTTGCCATCCATATTGACAACGGGAATCAGCACGGGGTCGGTTCGGATTTCGGTTTTGTCAGCAAGTCCGTGATATTCACCTGCCGGGTGTTCTTTCCGGTAAACGGCAGGTTGGAGGAAGTGGATAAGAATTTAGGATTTGACATATTATAACTATGGGAATAAAGAGTAACAAGCAGTGGGGCCGTATTTACGTTGCCCCCCTTTCCCTTCAGGGAGAGATAATAGTATTGTCGGGCAGTCCCGTGCAGACCTATGACAAGCAGCTGCGGGAATACAGCCCCGACCGGACCCTGACACCGCTGGTCATCGTGCCGAAGGTATCGGCGTTCGACGAGAAGACGGTATTCGGTGAAATGGAACTCACGGGGG